ATGGATTGCACAGACATGGGTGACACTGCTGCTGATGAAGTAGCTCGTGACGCACTTGCATAAGTAAAACTTCTTTGGGGCTGCTTTCGGGTGGCCCCTTACTCATATCTAAAGGATCTAAAACATGGCTATTACAACAGCAATGTGTACAAGTTTCAAGTCAGAGCTACTTGGTGGTGTCCATGATTTAGACACTGATAGCATTAAGCTTGCTTTGATTAAGGCTTCACCTAGCGGTACATACGGTGCAGCTACAACTAATTACAGTGACGTGACAGGTAACTCTGATGAGTCATCTGGTACAAACTATAGCGCAGGTGGTAATGTACTTGATAGTGCAGCTATTTCAGTAAGTGGGACAACAGCTATTGTAGACTTTGCAGATGAAACGTTTGCAGACGTAACTACTTCAGCAGATGGATGTATTATTTATAATGCTGGTCAAGCAAATAAAGCTATTGCAGTAATTGACTTTGGTGGTACAGTAAGTGCTACTGCAGGTGATTTAACTATTGAGTTCCCTGCTGCAGGAGCAAGTACAGCAATCATTCGTATTGCATAAAGGATAAACAGTTATGGCTGTTACCGTCAACGCTGCAGTATATGGTGTAGCTGTCTATGGTACAGCACGTTACGGTAAGGTTATTGTTAGTAACTTAGATCAAGTTACAGCAACTACTAATACCAATACAGTAACTGTAAATGTAGTACAACCTATTTCAGGTGTAGTAGGCACAACAGCAGTAGAACCTGTAAGTGCTGGTGGCTTTGAGATAGATGTTACGGAGCGTATTACTGATAGTACTCTTGGTAGTACTGCTCTAGGTACGATACAAGTTAATACTGCTGCTGGTCTTACGGGTGTTGTAGGTACGGGTGCAGTAGGAGCCTTAGAGCACAGCAACACAGTTACACTTACAGGTGTTGCAGGTACAGGCCAAGTAAATACAGTAGAAGAGAAACCTACTGAGGTACTTGAAAGTGTAAGCGCTACAGGTCAAGTAAACACAGTACAACCTAACACTGCTGCAGGTTTAACTGGTGTAAGTGCAACGGGTGCAATAGGCACTGTAGTAGAGAATACATCTGAGGCTATAGCTTCTGTATCAGCTACAGGTCAAATAGGTACACTAGCACTCAGCAACACTGTAACTCTTGTGGGCGTTGTAGGTACTACTGCATTAGGTCAAATAGAGTACGGCTCTGAAGTATACCCTGCAGGTGTAAGTGCTACAGGTCAGGTAGGTACAGTAACAGCTACAGGTATTATATTTGACTTTGATGCCTTTAAAGAACAGTACAGCAGACGTAGAACTATTTATATAGCGAGGGCTGCATAAATGTCTACATCAGCAGAAAGAACAGCCAGAGTACCTCAAGAGAATAGATTGATATTTATTGAACGTGGTACTACAACAAAAGATAGAACGGTACGTATTCCCCAGCAGATAAGAATAGTTTTTATAGAAAGACAATCTACTGCAGCGGAACGTACTGTATTTGCAACTGAGGATTAAGCATGAGCTTTAGATGGCCTAATAAAGATCCAGATGAAACGTTAGACTACAGTGTAGACTGGTCACGTTTCTTAGGTAGTGCAACTATAGCGAGTGCTGTTTGGTCAGTTAAGACTACATCGTACACTACAAAGACTACCTTAGCTGCAGGTCAAGATTTAAATACTGCATCAGGTGGTGCAAGTACAGATACTATTCAGAATACTGCACAGTCTAATACAAGTACTGTAGCTACAATTAATATAGCTGGTGGTACAAATAATGAAGAGTATACTTTCTTTTGTACTATGACTGACAGTACAGGCAGTATTGCTGAAAGAAGTATTAAGCTTCGGGTAAGGGAACGCTAATATGGCATATGACTTTTTAGGTTTAGTGAATGATGTCAATAAGCGTTTGAATGAAGTTGAACTTACAAGTTCTAACTTTGGTGACGCTATAGGCTTTTATAGTGCAGCTAAAGACAGTGTAAATGCAGCCATACGTTATATTAATCAACATGAATTTGAGTGGCCTTTTAACCACGTAGAACAAGAAGATACACTTACTGCAGGTGAAACACGTTACGCTTTTCCTAATGATATGAAAGTACCTGATATGGATAGCTTTCGTATTAAGCGTAACTCTACATTTAATAACCAAACAGAAAAACTAAAAATACTTTCTTACGAAGAATACCTTGACAAGTTTATTGATAATGAGTATAATACAAGTGATACTATAAGAGGTTTGCCTAAGAGTATATTCCGTACACCTAACATGGAGTATGGCGTAGTACCACCCCCAGATAACGCCTATGAGTTAGTGTACGAATACTATAGATTACCTGTAGACTTAATTAATGCAACTGATGTACCTAGCGTACCTGAACAGTTTCGTTACGTTATAGCGGATGGGTCTATGTATTATGCGTATCTATTCAGAGGTAATACTCAGGATGCAAACATACAACAACAAAAGTTTGAAGCTGGTATAAAGAATATGCGTACACTTTATATTAATCGTTATGACTACTTGAGGGATACACGTATTCACCGCACTACACATTACTCTAATGCAACGAGAGTTAGTTAAATATGCCTACACAATGGCAGACATATCCTGTCGAGTTTAAGGGTGGTTTAATAACCAATGCAAGCCCTTTACAGCAAGGTATTAACTCTCCTGGCTCTGCTCGTACTTTGCGTAACTTTGAGCCATCCATTGAGGGTGGCTACAGACGTATAGAGGGTTTTAATAAGTTTGACTCTACTACAGTACCACCCTACGGTATGCCTAAAGTACAAGGTAGTGGACAGTCTGGTACTACGCTTAATATAGCTAACATTAATACTGAACCACAGGACGGTGATACATTAACGATAGCTGGCGTAACGGGTACATACACTATTGCTACATCAGGTGTAACATTTAGTGCAGCTAATAACTCAGCTACTATTACGCTTACTGCATCACTAGATAGTTCACCTGCAGATCAAGCTGCAATTACTTTTAGTAACACTTCTGATGTTATAGAGGGTTTGTATTACTTTAATCAGAACGCTATAGCTTATCGTAATGGTGATGTATTTAAGTCTACTGGATCAGGTTGGACACAAATAAATGTACCTTCATACGGAACTGTATTAGTTAATGGTGGAAGTCAAACTGGTTCAAGTTTAATAGTAGATGGACTTACAGGTACGCCACAGGCAGGTGATACATTTACTGTAGCTGGTATTGAGAAAGTCTACACAGTTACGTCAGACGCTACAGTAAGCTCTGGTGGTGCTACTCTAGCGATTAACCCTGCCTTAGCTTCTAGTCCTGCTGATAATGCAGCTATTACGTTCTTAGCTACAGAAAGATCGCTAGGCGGTGTAAATAGATTTACTAGGTATAACTTTAGCGGTACACCTGAAGTTATGGTAGTGGACGGTACTAATAAACCGTATAAGTATGACGGTACAACGTTTACTGTACTCACAGATGTACCAAATGATATAGCAAGTGGTGTAGATGCAGCAGATCACGTAGTAGCTTTTAAAAGCCAGATATTCTTCGGTAAGGGCAGTACTTTAAGTTTTACTGCACCGTTTACTGATAATGACTTTACTGCAGCTAATGGTGCTGGTGTTATAAATGTTACGGATGACATTACAGGTTTAATAGTTTTCCGTGAACAGTTAATTATATTTAGTCGTGGTAAAATACATAGACTTGTAGGTAATACAATAGCTGACTTTCAGTTACAACCTATATCATTAGACATTGGTTGTATTAAAGAAGATACTATTCAAGAGGTTGGCGGTGATATTGCATTTGTTGGTCCTGATGGTATTAGACTACTAAGTGCAACTGATCGTATTGGTGACTTTGGTTTAGCTGTTGCATCAAGACCTATACAGAGCGAAACAAACCAACTGTTTAGCTCTAATACTAAGTTTAGCTCTTGTGTAATCAGAAAGAAAAACCAGTACAGGTTATTCGGTTACGCTGCAGCTATTAGTGAAGACTCAGCACAAGGTATACTTGGTACACAGTTTGCTGATCAAACATCACAAGGTATGGCGTGGAGTGAAACTAGAGGTATACGTTCTTATGTAGCTGATAGTGTATTCTCTACTGATGATGCAGATGAAGTAATTATATTTGCTAATAGTGACGGTTACGTGTATCGCATGGAGAGCGGTAACAGTTTTGATACTGCAAATATCTTAGCTACATTTAGTACACCTTTCTTTGCTATGGGTGATCCACGTATAAGAAAGACTATGTATAAGCTGTCTACTTACATTGATCCTGAAGGTTCAGTAGATGGTAA